TTTTATGAAACAATATGCAGTAATCCACGCTGTCGCTGGCCTCTTCGAAGGCTATTCCGACACCACTTGCGAGTTCTTCCCCAAGCGGGGGTTCGCAGACAAGCACATCAAGCAAATCCTTGACGACTACCGAAAGGATGATATGTGCGTCAACATCGACCACGCAACTGCCGATGCGGTTTACGTCACTATGGGTGACGCTGACGACTACAAGGCTTGTGTCCCCTCCGACATGGACCATGACGAATGGGTGTCCGAGAACGATGCCACCGTCGAAGTGTTCCGAGTCATCGAGCTTGATATGTCCAACCGCAGTGGCCCTACCGAGTCATGTTGGTTGACGTGGGACCAACAGGACACTACCCAAGCATGGGACTACCAACCCCTGTGTATGTCCTTGGTGGCTCGTGTCTCTTCCGATGTGATGGACAACACCAAAGACGACCACCCAACCCAAGCCCTGCACGACCTGGCGCAACTCGGTGAGTTCATCTCCTCTGTGTACTACCGCAGTCATGCCTTCATCGACATCGACGACTATGTGATGCACGCTTTCCGTATCCCCAAACTCAATACACTATAAGATGGCACAATTACTTACACAAAACTCCAAGCTCAAAAAGACCTCGAAGGCCATTGGTCTCAAGGTCATGAACTTCGGTATCCCCGCGCTCGTCGATCCTGACTCGGGTCGACGCACCTGCCCATTTGCTGGTGCTTGCGCCAAGTTCTGCTATGCACAGAAAGGTGCATACATCTGGTCCAATGTCAAACCTGCTTTCGTAGAACGTTACGAGGCCACCAAGCGTGACGACTTCGTCGACCGCATGGTTCTCGAGGTTCAGCGTAAGAAAGCTCAGATGGTCCGCGTCCATGACAGCGGTGACTATTACTCTCGAGCCTACATCGACAAGTGGTTTGCTATCGCTCGACGTCTACCCGACATCAGGTTCTACTCCTACACCAAGTCAGTTCCACTATTTCTCGAGCGTGACGACGTGCCTGACAACTACGACATCATTTTCTCGGAGGGTGGTACTCGTGACGACATGATCGATACTTCTCGACACCGACACGCCAAGATATTCAAGACCTACGAGGAGATGCACGACGCAGAATATGTCGATGCTATGTCCTCTGATGTTAACGCTACCAAATGGTTCAACCCATCACACAAGGTTGGACTCGTATTCCACTAATATGAAAGATATCGACTACCAAAAAGCTGGCGCAGATTTTCTCGAAATCATGAACGATTACATGGAGAATCAGCATCATAATCCTGACTTCGATGTGGACTCTGGTCTACACAACCTTTACACTGACCTCGCAAACCTTTATTACAATTTGACATGATTGATATTCTAATCCACCCTTCTCAGCTCAACGAAGCAAAGCGCGACATCAAGGATATAATTCGTATGCACAACAGGTACAATAGGTACGACATGATTGAGCTTCGTGATTGTGATGGCCGATTTATGCCTGAGCACTATTGGCTAGATGTCATTGACAACACGGATGGAACCGACGGAGAATACTTCATCCGCTTGGAGTTCGATGATGACTACAAGATCCAGCATTCCCTCGTCAATCACTTCGGCGAGTTCAATGTCGCCTATTGATAGAAAAAACTCACCTATATTTGAACAAATAAATTCTCAACCTTTTATGAAACTCGCACACTTACAAATCTTAGATTCTCTCGAGAACAGGAGAACACTTCTTGCTATCCTCAAGGATGGCTCTATTCACTACACTCTTTTCACGGGGTGGGGCAACTACGGCACAGGATGTTCTCTCGACGATCTACAAGTAGGCATCGACCACAACTCTCAACTACCTCTCGACAATAGTATGGAGCTAACTGTCGAGGAGTGGAAAAAATACTTGATCGACATCATCAACCGCGACAGCGTCTACTCAGTAGACAGAGTCGTCCCAAACAAAGTAACATTCAAATAATGCAGAAAAAAGACTTGACCTGCCCTCCCTTCGATATCGTTCACGATTACCCAGAATATCAAAACATCGTGGTTATGTGGACCGAGAACGAGCAGAGGTTTACCAAGGTTATTTTTTACTCACAACTCTCGAGCCTAAATCCAGACACGATGCTTGAGGAAATCAAATCATTTATACCATGACTAAGCTATTCAAAGATGACAGCTACAAGAAGGGCGCTGTCAAGACATACATCAGGGAGAAGTTTGAGGAAAGTCTCGACACCCCAGATGAAATTGAGAAAATTACTGAGCCTTACATCGATGTTGAAGTCAAGGATTTTCGAGGAAGCATAGTCTTTTACGTCCTTTTCTCTCGATGGCTACAGCCCAACCTGCTCAAGTTGTCCTACAACGACATCACGGACGTATTCGAGGCTGTTCAACATATGTCTCATCAGTTGCCCGATGGACTCGTGTGGCACGAGATAGTCAGAATCGATCAGCATGCCATTGCTATATCCTACATCATCAATGACAACTATGCTCTCGATGCATGGTACAAAGAAAACTATGACTCATGATTCAAATACAATCAAATGCTCTCGACATAGTCAGATCCATTAACACCTTCAACAGCTACCATGTAGTAATTGGTGTGCGCAATGGGCTTGTGTCATGTCTGATGGAGTCACACAAAGACCTGGCTGATGTGGCGCACACTAAGATGCTTGACACCAAGTATGAAAAGGTCTTGACCCAAGAGATCAACAACTACTACTGTGAGTACAGAAAGAAGTTCCTATGCCACGAGTTCGTTGCTTATTCTATGAGAAGACAAGAGGCAATACCGCTGAGTGACGCAACATCTCTCAACCTCTTCATCGCAGACTTAGCAATGGAGACTCCAGGCTTCTCGGAGAATCTGCGTCTGGATCCAGAATCACGGGACAACTTCAAGCTTTATTGGGATCTTGCCGATGAGCTTATTGAAGATGACAAAGGCATGATGTCCATGCAAAGTCACGATGATGACATCCACATCTTTAAATGTGTCGATCAATCGGAAGGCTACCCCAAGGTTCACAACACCAGACTAACATGCCAGTTGTAAAACCTTGCTATGTGTTCTACTACTACGCCATGAACACAACTACGAACGAGGTTAAGTTCGTGGCCTTCTCGAAGGCTCGTACATACGCTCCCAAAACACACAAAGAAAGGTGGAGGGTCAGAGCCTTAAGGAAAAAGTATTTGGACAACGATTCTCCTTGGCGTATAATTGAAACGGGATTTACTCTCGAATCTAACCTTAAGAAAGTTCGACCTAAAATAACTCTTAATCCCAAAGTCAATGGATCCTCTCTTGTTTATCTTTCTGCTTTCGATACTGCTTAATGTACTGCGTATCTACATTCAGAACCACAGCGTCAAGATCCCTCGAGCCTTGGTTCGTATCAAGGAGGGTATCGAGAAGGGTAAGCCCAACCGCAGGTTGTGGAACACCCTAAGAGCTCAGCCTCGATTTGACGATCACTACCGACGGATACCAGGGCGTATGACCTGTACCGTATTACCTCTCAACGTCAACAAAGAAGATGTGTGGCAGCTTCGCGTTGGCTTCAAAAATTCAGCCGCAGAAAAACCAACCAACTACATCTCGATACCCGTTTATGCTAACGGTCATATCTACGATGTCTAAACCAATTCAAATGTCTAAAGTTAAAATCACCCGCCGTCGCTGGCAGTCGCACGAAGATGACTTCGTCCGCAACAATCAGAACCTCTCAAATGAAGAGCTTGCTTACTATCTCGACCGCACCCCCTGGGGCTTGTACGAACGCCGTAGAATTCTAGGTCTAGAAAGAGGTGAGATTGCATGGGATAAAATGCACGACAAAATCAAAAGCAAAGAAGAGCTTATGAAAAGAGTCGGTTACCTAAAGGGAGACCCTGTCTACTCAGTAGACACCAATCACCCTTCACATGGATCCATTGTTAAGTGGTTCAAAAACCTCGTGTCGTGAGCGTGGTTGACAGAATTACAACTTGGTCTATGGGTATAGGCGTTCAGCAGCTAGCTCTCGACCCCAACCAAGTGCCTGTGTTTAGGTTTGCGGATCATCTAAGGCATCTATTTCATCACGTCACAAAACTACGCAAGACTCCATCGGAACAAGACGGGGTGATGGCTAGGCATCTCGTAGCGTGCTCCAGGATTCTCTCGACAATAAGTTTTGAGGCCAGCCTTCTGAACCTGGACATAGACCACAACGAGGTGGAGGATATTCAATATCACATTCGTCAAACACTTAATACCATTCTCGATGCTGACAGCAATCATTTTGATTCTCGCGTCCTTGTTGATTCTTTACGTGAACTTCAGGAGCCTACCCATCAATTGGCACGGCAACATACCTCAAGATCTTAAGTTCGATCAAGAGTGCATTGAGGTAGGTGTTATTCCTCATCGATTGTCCTGGGTTATCCCGCGTGACTACATCGCTTGTGAGGGCTATTCAGTAAGCTCACATATTGAGTCTACCTTTGTTTCGGAGACACACGACCCCAAGTGGGCTCTTGTTATTCGTTTGTCTAACCCAAAAGAAACCCAAGAGGCTTTTGTCATGTACAATCTTGACGGCAGTCTCTACGAATACTAATCACATGGAAGCATCATTCTTTCTAGAAAACTGGGCAAGTCTCTTGATCGCCCTACTTGCCTTTGCAAAAGTTGTAGTGAACCTCACTCCAACTGAGGCAGACAATCAGATCTTTGGTTACATCGACATGGTGATCACTGCGATTACTGGTGATCGTCGTAAGAAGAAGAAGTGAACTTAGCTCAAGTCACAAATGCAGCGATAGCTCTCGGCATAAAAGCCGATGAGTTGTCGTTTGCGCTTGATCACTATGGAGACTTAGTGCCTGAAGAGAAAAGGAAGAAGTGGGAAGAGGTTAGAGATGCTATGGTCCAGGGTGAAAAGGCAATTCATAATCTTCTCGAGCAAAGAGACAACCTGTCGGCGTACATCTTCAACGAGAAGAGGAACATTGACTACAACAGGCAGTTGGTAGAAAAAACACTGAACATTGGCAATGGCTAAGAACATAAAGGCGCAACAGGCAGAAAGGTTTCGAACCTTGGCAGAACTTTATGGGTTGACTGGAGAAGACTTCTTCAAAGCCCCCCAGGGATTCATCATCATTACTCGCAATGGTATCGAAAAGATCCAACGCGGTCTTGAGGCTACTGTGCACTACGACGTTATCCCAGAGTTCTCGATTCCTGAAAGCGGCATGTACGTGATTAAGGCTACAGGTCTCGTTGAGATGAGCATCGCTAGTGAGCGTACAGGTAAGCTAGAGAAGGTAGAGAAAATCACCTCGACCTTTGGTGAAGCAAGCCCTAAGAATTGTCGCAATGCATACCCTGTGGCCATGGCGGAGAAACGCGCTTTGTCTCGATGTATTCTCAAGCTTGCTGATTTCTACGAGCTAGGGGTCAAAGGCGAGGACGAGATTGATGACAAGCAAAATGGCTGACTGGGTAGATGAGTTGTTTGCCTGTGGTCCTGAAAACGATTACAGCAACGTTCACCATAACTCTCGACGCTTTGCCTCGAGTCTTTGTCGCACCACAACCTTGAGCCGTGAGGAGCAAGATGAACTCAACGACACCCTACTTGACTTTGACATCGACATGACCACCGAGGAGATACAGGATGTCATCACCATGCTACAACTCAATCAGTTAGACCCCATGCAGTTCTACGCTCCCTCAAAGCGTGAGATCAGTGCCTTCATCAAGAAGGTTGCCGATCTTTGAGTATGGACAGTTCTATCCCCAAGGCTATCAACGCCAGCATCAACCTCAGTATGATCGACAAGTCTCAAATTGTCGAAGGTAAAAACGGTAAGTATATCAACCTGCGTCTTGTCAATACTCCTGACAGTAAGTACGGATACGATTACATGCTTACGCAAGACATCCCCAAAGAACTTCGTGAACAAGGACTGAAGGGTCCTATCCTCGGAAACGGACGGGCTTACGATTGCGACGGGGGGAAGCAAGCTTCGAAAGAAGAAAGAGTTCCCGCACAAGTAGCTCCTCGAGAATCTGGAGACCTACCGTTTTGATTTAATTCAACCACAAGAAGGGGGCTCAATGGGTCCCCTTTTTTTATCCTTACGACATGGAGAAAGAAGAGATCTACAACAAAATCAAGAGCGACTTTCGTGACGCGGTCCACCTGTACTTTGATAGTGAGAACAGTACTCAAGGCCAGGACGATGCCGACACGGTGTTCCAAATCTTCTTGAACCATTGGCGAATGGTTGAGGTGTATGACGCCATGGATGAGCTCGACCCTCCAGATGACGATCCAACAGTCATTGACTTAGACATAGATGGGGTCAGTATCGCACACACCTACGGAAGTGTTTTCGACAGTGGTGTGTTGAAAAGTCTGGACATAGAAAGCCGACAAGAAATGATAGAAGCGTGTATCTATGCACTGAACTCCCGTCAAATACGATTTGAAAACGAAGTAAGAGCCCGATGGTATGAACAGAATCAACAAGGTTTCAAAAGCAGTTGAGCAACTCTGCAAGATGGCAGAGACTCTCGTGACCCCAGAGAGGGTTGCGGAAGCTGTGGAGATACCTTACGATCCTGACAAGTGCAGTGCCAAGAGTGCTGCTGCTATGCTCGGTATTTCCATACCGATGATCAGTTCTGTTTGTGGCAACCCCGTCCTGGAGATAGGAGGCTTTACCAGCATTTGGATAGGCACACACTATGAACCTATCTCAGAGGGCCAGAAGAAGAAGGTGGTCCAGTCCTTTGCAAAAGGCGCAGGGCTGCTTCGGCCAAACATCTTGACGAGTGACTTCAAGAGGGAATTCGATAAGAGCTTTACTTCCTATGGTAAGCCCGAAGTGGTCTTTCCAAAGCCCAATGTCGGGGTCTCTGGTCTCGTTTTCGAGGATGGCGTTTTGATTTTCCAGGGGCCTCGACACCGCTTTGTGGAGGGGCATAGACCTGAAGACCTCTCGACGTATTGTATCCCTGGCACCTATCAACGAGGATCGAAGTGCCCGAAGTGGGAGAAGTTCATGGAAGAAGCCATCCCCAACAAAGACTCTCGACGCTACGTGCTTGCAAGCTTTGCCAATGCTTTGGCCGGTGACCCCTTGAGAGCACAGAAAATTCTACTACTTATTGGAGCGGCAGGTGCGGGAAAGAGTACCATGATTGAAGCCATTGCAGGTTGCATTGGGAATCAAAACGTCATGAGGTCTGACAACCTTGCTCAAATCACAAGAGATGATAGTCGTCTGCGCATGCGCCTTGCTCACGCCACCCTCTGTGTCTCTGCTGACGCGAGCGAAAACCTAGGGGACAAAGACGCTCTTAAAATGATCGTGTCCAAGGAGCCAATCATTGCAAGGAAGCTCTACAGCGAACCCATAGAAATCACTCCTCGTGCTTCTTTGGTTGTGGCTTCAAATGAAATGGGCTTGAGCTACGTTCTCTCTGATCCCGGGGTTGCTCGTCGCTTTGACATCGTAAGTTTTAGGAAGGCCAAGGAAGAGAAGAAGAGAGATAGTGGTTTGATTGGTAGCCTTAGCACTGACGAATCCAGAGCGGGCATAGGATCGAGCATGGCCAATGCTTTGATAGAACATCTCAAAGAGCACGAGGGCATGTTGCTTCGGCCTAAAGTTCTTGAAGATGAGTTGGAGAGGTTAAAGGTGGAGGGAGATCCATTCATGAGTTGGATGAAGGCTAGTGGGCTGAGCAACGAGCCTAATGATAAGAACACAGCGGAGATTCATCAAGACGAGGCTATGGAAAGCTTCAGGATGTTCTGCATCAACAATGGTTACAATACCTGGGCAATGAGGAAGTTCAAGGGGAGGCTTAGGGATTTGAATCTAGAGGAGGCGGGTAAGCATGGCGGCAAGCACAGCTTCACCTTTTTTGTAACCGATCTAAATCTTGCCAGAATATCCAAAGTGGTGCGCTTGGTGCCATGAGGACAAACTCACAGAAGACGACCATACATTAGTCCGTGAACATCCAAGTAATCATCAACGTAGACCTAGAAGACCACCTCATTGAGAAGTCGGAGATTCTAGAGCTAGCGCATGTGATTGCCGGCAGCTATCTCGAGACAGGGAGCTATGTTGCCAGCTTTGGATTCTTGACTTACGAAGTTAAAAGGGGAGACTCCTCTTGCGTAGTCGTGGTAACCGAGGGATTTGGTTATCATTCATGGTTAGGTGGCGTAGATGGTAATTTCTGCTGATGGGTAAACACGATTCCATACACTTTTATACTGACAATGAAGCTCGTGAATGGGCTGAAGAATACCTTAAGTATTCAGGTCAGGAAAACTCTCGAGCCCAAAGGGCAGCAATGCAATTCTACATGGCTGAATTCATGTACTTGCCAAACACTCTCATTGCTGACATCATGGGTCGCAAGCCGTGGCATGTTAATCAAACGATCCAAAGATTAACTGAGGCTGCTGAGATGTCTCGAGTACCAGTCACGATGAATGACGCCTATCAGGAGTTCATCGAAGACATGGACGATTTCTCTCGAGAGAATTACAGCGCCAGGAATCCCGAGATAAGCATGGTGCTTGATCAAAAGGTCACGGCGTGGATACGATGGAGTGCTCAGAAAGCGTCAGGGTGGTTTGAAGATAGCGAGCTAGAGCCAGAGCAGACGGAGATGATTGACGAATTGCTTAGGACAATTGGACTTCCTGCCGGAGGTTGGATGGGTGATATCATAGCAGAGAACTACAAGATCATTTACCATGACTGACCATCTTTACAAAAACATCCCGAAGTCCTATTTCAAAACCCGAAAGACAGATGTGAAGCTACCTGTCAACAGGAGAATTCTCGTCTTGCCTGACATCCATTGCCCCTATCACAGCAAGGAAGCTTTATGGGAAGCGATCCGTGGTGGTCAAAGAGCTGGAGTAGACAGTGTCATCGTGCTGGGTGATATGATGGACTTTCATCGGATCAGTCGATATCCCAATGAGCCAGGAACTCTCTCCTTCTCCGATGAGATAAAGGTGGGGTCTCAACTTATCTTCTCAATCCGCGATGCTTTTCCTGATTGTGAGATCATGTACATCCAGGGTAACCACGAAGCGAGGCTTGAAGCTTACATCTCAAAGAATGCGCCTGAGTTTGGGGATCTGCAAGATCTCACTATGTCACATCTTCTCGACCTAAAGACGCAGGAGGTTGATTACATCGTAGATGGATTCATTCATTGCGGAGACATGAGTTTCATTCACGGCCATGAGATACCTGGGATAGGTGGTGTCAACCCGTCAAGGAAGCTGTACACTAAGATGAAGAAGAGCGCGATCTGCGGTCACCTACATAGACCTGAAAGCTTTTACACAAGGGATGGTGCTGGTAGAATGATTCAATGCCATGTGCTAGGTCATTTGGGAGAACCCAATCCCAAGTACTGGCCAAGGAATGATTGGCAACATGGGTATGGTATTGTGGAAGTCAGTAAGAGGGGCTATGTTTACGTCAACAACATCATCATTGATTCATGAGCGACGACGAGACATACTATGCATCTGGATATGAGGACTGCATCATTGGAGTTTGTACGGAAGAGGACATCCCAAGAGTGGTCTACGACAAATGGGCTATGGTCGAATCCTACCAAAGACAAAACCCTGACAGTTCCTGGGATGATGCTGTTGAATTTCTCGAATTTAATTGTTGGTACGCATGGATAGGCAAGGGTACGCCTAAGTTCTTGAGGGTCTTCCACGGGACGCCTGAAGAAAAGATGCACGACATCAACCAATTTGTTTGTGATATTGTAGAGTAACAGAAAGGAGGGCGTGAGCCCCCCTCCCCTGGCGATAATCGCCACTTCACCAACCACAATGAAGTCTAAAGTACCGAGTCAGTGTTATCGAAGTATTCGTCGATACACTCTATGCAAGCGTTAAGTCCCTTGCATATTTCTGCCTTCCACCCTTTCTCTCGAAGCCTAGTCTGCCATTCCTTTTGATGATCACTAGCCCTTCCTGTGGGCGTCTTGACTTCTAAAGCCAATCCCACAAACCCGTTCCTGGGCTCAAAGATGAGTAGGTCAGGTATTCCCTTTTTGTATCCAGCTCGCTTCATGCGCAGAGCTGTGTGCATAGCCACCCTTACCCCGCCTACCGTCGCCGAAAATAGCGGTACAGTCTCCATCCCTTCAAGGTGATCCACAATAATGACTTGAATGTCATGTTCAGGAGACCCGTTTTTACGCTTCCCCTTTTTCTTTCCCGGGGTTCCTTTTTTCTTGTATTCGTACATGATTCTACATACCAGGTTCTTACATCAAAACAAGGGCAAGACTTCTTGACCCCCTTCAAATCTCTGTGTCCTAAGACAGCCGCCCCTTCGAACTCTTGCTGAAGCTCTTGAAGGAGACGGAAAATAGCTTCCGATTGATCAGCCGTGCGATTGTCCTCCGCCACCGCAGCATCCTCGGCCATCCCTCCGACCCAGCAGACGCCGATGGAATCGTTATTGTAATTTTTAGCATGGGCCCCAGGTCTTTCAACGGGCCTACCACTTTCGACTGTGCCGTCTCTACGAACGACGAAATGATACCCGATGTCGGACCAGTTGTTTTCTTCGACATGCCATTTGCGTATTTCCTCTACACCAATATCCATTGAGGGTTTGGTGTATGAGCAGTGAACTATGATTCTGTTGATTACCCTCATTACAATCCTTTTTTAGCCAAGAGAATTTTAAGATCCTGGATGCCCTCTACGCACTCTTTGAGCATCATTTTTAATTCGCTCTGGTCGTTCTCAAGTCTATATACCCTCCCCTTGAGCTTGGCTAGCTCGCTATTCATAGACACCCACACACCTACGACTGCAAGTAGGGATGGGACTAGACTTATTACCATGTCGGTGTTCATCGAAAGATAGTTACGTTGCCATTGATGTCAATGACTTTTGTTGATTGAAAAGTAGACGCCTTTATCGTCCATGTGTAAACGCCATCTGGGACGAAGTAACCTAAGCGATTTCCGATCCACTTATCCTGCGGATCATAGCTCACCCAAACAAGTGTCCCCCACCTGTTGTAGACCCTGCATTCCCATCTCCACCAGCACTCATTCCTAGTGACTGGTTTCCAATAGTCATTGATTCCGTCTGAGTTAGGAGTAAACGTGTTGGCTACATAAACTTGTGGATCGTTGCAGTTCTCTCCCTCTTCAGGTAGGTACTCACACTCTCCTTCCACAGTGCATTCATCGCAGTAGTTGATAGCTGCCTCGTCCATGCACCCCTGGTACACGCACGTCCCGTCGCTCTGTGTTGCGAACTCATTGTAGTTGAACGCGAATATGTCCGTGCATCCATAGACGATCGGAGGCGGAGGGGGATCGCATGCCCCATTGAGCGACCATATCACCCAGTTATTCAAGATATCGGTATCGGGATAAGCAAACCCACCAATGCCTTCACACGAACCATCGATACATCCGCTATCGTTGATCTGAAAGATGGTCATGACCAAGCATTCTTCGTAGTACGATCCACTCTGAAAGATGTCAATCCAGCATGGAGCTGAACCGCTGCCGGCCCACGGGGTTTCCAGTAGGTTGAAGGTGATCGTGTCTCCCGCTTGAAGTATATTGTCTGGCCCCTGACCTATCTCAAACCCAGGGAAGTCGAGGGGGAAGATGAGCAAGGCCCACCCGTCGTCGTAGAAGCACGGGAAAGGGTTGTCATCGAGAGGCGGGTTGAATGTTAGAGCAAGCAAGAACTCACCGATACTATCCGCTGGAGTTCCACACTGCGCTCCGTTCACAGCAATGGTTAAGTCAGTGGAGATGGGGTTGAATCCAATGATCTCCATGTCGCATTGTCCCCACGAGAGGAACGGGATAAATAGGAAGATCCACCTCATTGTACAAAGACCTTCTTGGTTACACTCTTCCACTTGAGGATGTAGACTCCAGAGGCGAGCTGATCAAATGGCTTCTGCACCTTGCGGCCAAGCATGTCGTAGATCTGAGGCTTTGCCCCCATACTGATGGTGCTCTCTGAAGATTGAGCTACGATGTCAATGTACGTTGATGGAGAGAAGTCCAGCTCTATTGGGCAATCACCCACATTCCATAGCATGTAGAGTAGATCGTGAACGCTGACAATTCCATCCTGATTAGGATCGTATGGACAGCCTTCGGTGCAACCATAGTAGGATAGCATGACAAGCACATCTCCATTGCCGATGGACCCGTTGGCGTCATAGTCTAGTGGGCAAGCAGGGAATGTGTTGCAGAACTGAACCGACGTCTGATAGTATTCTTCGTCCTTGATCAAAGCAAGGGTGTCAAGCCCAGAGAAGATTGCGATGTATCCATTCTGCAAGAACGAAAGTACCATCCCATCACCAGCCGTATCGTAAGCATTCAGCGTGTAGCATTCCTCGCTCAGGCATGTGTTGTAGGTGTACACTTGGCCACTTCCATTGGTGTACCCTTCGTCTCCGATAAGCACGTTACCTTCACTGTCCACCAACTCCCAAGAGCATTCACTAGCAAAGTAATCTGGTGCTACCTCGATGGTGGCTAAGGTGCCTTCGACGCTCTCAAATGGAAGCCCCATGTAGTTATTGGTCTCGTACTGATCGAGCGGGGTGAAGACTTGAACCTCTATAAGCTGAGAGTCCTGTACATACACATCCTCGAATAGAACGTACTCTGACATCCCTGGGCCAAGGTTGGGTACCGTCCACGTCAGTTGATTGCCATTGCAGTATAGATCGACGTCTACCCAGGGGATTGTTTCTGACCCTTGATTCACCACCGTAACCCAGATGTCCTGAATAGATGCGCACCAGGGAGTCTCGTACATAACGTCTGAGATTGTCGCATCGTACTCTACTGAAGGCACACAACCCGCAGAGAAAGGAAGGTCTTCGCGGGAGCCTAGCAAGCAGTCGTGCATCCTCTCCGCCTGACCCACAGAGAAGGTGGTCTTGCAATCCTGCGGTGTGTAGTCCATAAAGTTCTCTACCATAGCCTCGGGGCACGAAGAGGTGCAGGAGTAGTTTGTGGTCGTCGGTGGAGTGTCGCACACCCTGTCGCCTTGTGTGTCGCAGCTAGTCTCAACGCAATCATTGCTGTTGAAGAAGGTGTGGTACAGGGTAAGGTAGTGGCCCAGCTCATGCGTCAGGGTTTTGCTCTGGTCGCGCCCAGGCTTCAACTCACCCACCGTACCTGTCACGTTGTACAGGACAACGACCCCATCACGACAGTCTCCTGTCGGCCCCAGGTATGCGTACCCTTGCGTGCCGGAAGCAGCATTGTTGCCATCGATCTCCGAAACCACATAGACGTTGATGTAGTTGTCAGGATCCCAACACCCAGCCATCGACTTCATCATGATGTCACTAAAGCCATCTTGAGAGCTCTGAGGTGCCACGCCATCCTCCACGTAATCCGCCCATCCACTTGCATCGTACCTCGTGATTCCAATGGTTGGGTTGCCCTGGGGATCTCTTTGCGCTAGGCAGAAATCAATCTTAGTGTCCACGTCGCCATTGCGAAAATGATCATTAGCCGCCTCCACTGCCGACAAGACCTGCTCGTTGCTGATGTTGTTGACTTCGCTCGTCCCCGTGTGCACAATATGAAATACAAGGGGCAGCGTCTGTACTTGCGCATCATCGAGATCGATTGATGTCGCACGCAACCCCATCGTCTGTACCACAGGTAGGCTCAAGCACTCTGCCTGTGAGTAGACGGTGTTAAACAAAATAAAGACCAGTGAGAGAAGCAGAAACTGTTTCATTCAGCGTTGTTGTTATGGGTTGGTTTCGTGTTCAGTGCTACTAGACCCAAGGTTGTTTGATGTGTCATACTCAACCACGGTTGTGACATACCAGTAGCCGTTGCCCGTGACGTCTGTAGCTGCTCTCAGACTAACGACGCAAGAGTCCCCAGCGTCGAAATGCTTTGCGTTGTCAAAGACGAAATGGAAGGTGTGGTTGTCGTCCGTGGAGCCAACAGCTATCGTTTCGGTTTCCTGTTCTGTCCAGCTCTGACTTGAAAATATGTTTGACCCCGTTGGCAAGGTGCTGACACCCACTATAAGGCTTCCGTTACCGGTAAGGCTGCTGGTTTTAAGGGAGATTGACTTGATTCTACCATCAAACGGCATAAGCATAGCAGCCTCTTCCTGATAGATCGTGGTCTGCTCATTAATGTCTTTGAACGGGAGGTAGTGCTTGAGCGTCGAGATGTCATCAAAGAAGTTCTGACTGTAAACTTGAGTAAGAGTCGTTGATCCACCAGACACTGAGTCAAAAAACAAATTACCATCACCGTCAGTCATAAGAGCTTGACCGTCTGAACCATCCTGAGAAGGTAAAACAAAGGTCAGGTTAGCATCAAGAGAGCTAGGTGATTGAAGACTCAGTATATGAGAATTGTCACCATCCTTGACTCTAAGAGATCCGCCCTGAGTGCCGTTGCCCTGAACGGTGAGTCTACTCGTGGCTATGACAGTTCCCGTACTGAAAATTTTGAACTTAGATGTGCTGCTACTTTGGAAGTCAACAGAGCTAGTTCCCATCTCAACAACCCTTGCGCCCGAGAGGGTGAGATCTGTATTCCCTAGGTTGGTGTTGGTGTCTGCGATTGTGGAGAAAGAGAGGTTCCCACTCCCGTCCGTGACCATTGCTTGACCATTAGATCCATCAGCGCCCGGCAGTAGCAGAGTGTAGTCGGCAGCCACTGTTTGCGGGATCGCAAGCCTTACATAGTTGCTGTCGTCTTGGTCATAGAATTTAATCGCTCCTACCAGCGCACCTGTACCGAAGGCGTCGATGTTGTTACTGGTAATCTTAAATATGTTTCCATCAATCTCAAGAGCGGACCCGATATTGATGTCATTCGAGGTGAGGTTGATTGCCCCTGTGAGTGCGGATAGGGTTATTTCACCCGTCCCATTAGGGTCTAGTATGATGTCCCCGTTGCTATCCGATTCAAGAGTTACATCGTCCGGATTCAAAATAGCGTTAAGAGCAATAACTACCGCGTCCCTAGTTGCATCAAAAACAACACCGCCGCTATCCCGGTACTGAGTATGAGATAGAGGCCCGACAAAAATATCGTTCGTATCCAGAATTTTTATGAAGATCTTATTTGAGTCGTTTGGATCAGCTTCAGCATAGATGTCTTCACCGGGGCTGAAAGTTAATCTTCGATCCCCAGGCAATATCACCGTAATTCTGGATGACTTCTTTGATATTCTTACTTGTGATGGCATATCTGTATTTTACTCAATTAGAACAACCTTATCCTGACATTTTTTATTTGCACAATGAAGTCTTGTGTCGCTTCGTCAACGGCTCTGCATCCGATTCGGACTTTGATTTTCGTTGCGTTTGGATCGCTGATGCCAATATTGTTTCCAGAAGATTCAAATCCATCTAAGTAGTTTGAATTTATTGTGAACCCGCCAGTAGGAACTGCTCGGTAGTGAGTACCCATAGAGATCTCCTCTGTGTCAAGCAGAGTGTCGCTAGAATTGTAAGTCCTGACCTCAGCAAAAAACTCTATCGTTTGATCTGGCAATAAGGTAGTGACTCTAAAAATCTGATCATCCGGGCTGCCAAGTTGGTCACGCACCACTCCTACCTTTTTGGTCGTCCACGCAGTTATAGGCAACCCAGCCCCGGAGGTGAACTGTATCTCATCAGTGTTGGCCAAGATTGTGACGCCGTTAGAGCCAGCAGTAAAATCAGCACTTGTAGTATCCACATCGCTCTCTGCAAAAGTCAAGTACATGTTTTCCTGAGTGGTAGAAGCGTATGTTGACTCCTGCTCTTCATCTGCTATCCGGATAGGAACTACAGATCTGCTGAAAAGGTCGTTGTCCGTGTTCACGAAGGTGCCATAAGCCGTCAAAAACTGCAACAAGTCTGCGCTTCCTACTTGACCATCACCATCGAGGTCTCCAAACAAACCTGTGACGCCTGTGAAATCAGCCGTAGTTCCCGCTCCTATGTCTATAAGGTCTTGGTACCCTCCCTGTACGATAGCTGCTGTAAAATCCGCTAGGGTGAATTTCTTTACGCCTCCGTATGAAGGAATAGTGCTGTCGGCGATTAGGGTGATGAGGCCGAGGTCTGCGGTAATGGCCGCCACAGGGTCGCTGCTGCCATCCCTGGGTTGAAGAACCCCAGCGTTGCTGAAGGTGGTGGGCTGAACAAACTTATTTGTAGAGCCCTCTGAGATTTCATCTGATGACAGAACCGTCGATCCTGCCTTGACTGTGATGTCGATAACCCCGTCGCCGTCAACAGTGAAATGATCTGTTACCTCTTTTGAAGCAGCCACTTCGGTTACATCATTGACAGCGTCATCAAAGTCGCTAATGGTTTCAGCTAACTGCTGACCTGTATGGGTAGAACGAAGCCTGAGGTTTGCGTCAGTAGCGTTGTTCGTTGCTCCGGGTTGAATACCGATCAGCTTATTCTTAAAAGAAGTTGAAAAAACCTTGTTTTCCGTGCCGTCTTCAATCTTGTCGGCGTCAAATGCTATAGATCCACTCTTGATTGCAATGGCGGTAATTTCATTATTGGCGTCAAAGGTGATGTTGCTCAACCTAGTCACATTGGTTCCTGCAATACCACCGATATCACCTATCTCTCCGCTAGAAAAACCACTAGTGAATCCATACGACTGCTCAGTTATGCCGGGCTTTCCAGGGTTCCTTCCCGATCCTGGGCCCCTAGGCTTGTCTTCTGCCTGAGTTATGTTTGACTGGGCGTACCTAGTGCGGTTTATTTCAACGCCTTCAAACTGAGTACCATCCAGCATAGACCAAGAAACCCTAGTGAGCATGATGTCGTGAGCAACAGTGTCGTCGTACTCCGGCGTCCTGAACACTTGATATGGGCGAAGTATATCAGCTTGCGACCCAGATCTGTTTTTGATAGACCCCTGGAAAGTTCTTGTTTGCTCTCCGAAGCATGCCATATACTCCGACACAATCAGTGAGTGAATGCTATTGTACCTACCTACCCCAGGACCATTTGTAGCGGCATCCTTAAAAGGAATCCACTTCAGGTTTACGTGACCAATTCCATCAAGAGATGGGTCATCACCATTGGCGTCTAAATAGAGTGTGCCACCCCCGGTGACCCTGTTGTAAGGAGCGATGAGATGACCTGTTACCTGCGGGTTAAGCAAACCGTCTCTAGATCCCAAGCGAGAAGCCCCAGCGTTGTAAACCTCTAGACCCGGACCTCCTTCGCTGCTTGTGATCAGGTCCATGTCGTTAGATCCATCGCCTAGCCTTATGTCGGCGTAGTTTAGGACTAATCTTTCTGGATAGAAGTATCTGTTTTTAGTAAAACCAAATTGGGTGCCAGTTGGGAAGAATTGCGCGTCAGAACTTGAGTTACTTGTTCCTGACTCAAATATCGTTGTGCCGTCACTTTTTAGATAACAGAACCTCCAGGACAGTTTGGCTGTGTTAAATCTATCTGTTGAAGTACCGGGTAGCTCAAACTTGATGTTTTCCTTAAATCTAATATCTCTGTACTGATCTTTTACGGTAGCCTTCCTTGCCTCTAAACGATCTTCTTCCTCATTCCAATCTACAAAAATACCTCCATAAGAATTTTGACCCGACGACAAGAGTGGATTTACATTATTATACTGACCAGGAATTTGAGCTATGACATTTTCAAAGTCCCCTTGATTATTAGCCGTAGCACCGTGAGGTGCCATCATCTCGAACCAAGCGTCGTCGTAGTCTGCATGGTTGTCTTGGAGCCACTCTAAATCATTATATATTTTATGATTGTGAGTTTCTGTTGTGGATACAGCTAATGAATCAAGACTGATATGGACTGTACTGGGACCAGCTTCATTTACACCATCTAGAACATCAACCGTTCTTGACAACCTGTATGAAGTTCCGTCTGTATCTATAACTTCAATACGAGCCTTTATGACAAATACGGAATCAGGTAGATGTGTCTTTGTGATAAAATCAGTACTCGAATTGTCAACGTGCTCTCTTAGGTTAATGCTGCCTCCAAAAGCAAAAATCATGTTTTGACCTCCCGAAATTGATAGGTCATTGTTTGTCCTGTCGGGAAACCCTACACGAAAGAGAGGGTTGTCTACTGATATGTTGTTCTGGACATCGGGTTCTATGACTTCGTTAGTAAAATCATAGAGCGTAAAATCAAAGACGTAGGGGTATCCATAGTTCTTGTTGCTGCCGTAAGAATACTGATCGTTAGCGGCTTGCATTCCAATTCCTGTACCTGGGTATCCATCAAACAGACTATGTTGAGAGAATTGTCCAGGCGTTGTATCCATCCACCTAAACCTCTTTCTAGAGAGACCTTCAGCAATGATGGTGTCCTTCTCGACGTCTTCATGCGTCATGACGACTTTGGACAAAGGAACCGTGCGCCCCTCTGTAGCGCCATCTAAGGTGTATGCGTTTGAGGTTATATCTTGATACACATCAGAAGTCAAGGCCGTACCCGCTCCTATCAATGGCCTACCATCGGAGAAGGAAAAAGACCCATTAGTGAATGCTATGGTGTAGGAATGGCTGTTGAGGTCTGATTGAGAATCTGAGAAATTAAATACACTAGTCCTATTCCACACCACCCATCGACCATTAGAAAACGTAATGCATGCACCTAGAGTTTTGCATATGTCTTCTACCACATCGTATGCACTGATGAATTCAGCTTCCTGAAATATATTCCTGTGTCTTTCAGTTTGATTTTTAGGCTTTCCAAAAGTTTGTGAGTGAGCAAATATCTTATCAAGTCGAGATTGATCAAAAGACCATTCTTCATAAGTAGCTCCTGGGTCAACGGGAGCGGGGAGTCCTGTTTCGCTCAGGAAGATATAAGACCCAGTGTATCGCTCCTTAAGCATATTCATCACAGGGAGCTTATGAAGACATCTAAAGAGGTGCCTGACTAAGCTTTGACGATCAAAGAACATCTCGCCAGAGTCCTGCTTGTAGTCAATATACTTTAGGTGACTTAAGCCATCTGAAAACGTGAGTGATGTCGTATTGATCTCACTGTGCATATAGATGGAGGTCTGCTCTATCAAAAGGTGACCTGCCCACTCTAAATTGCCCATGTTTGGCGAAGAGTCGTTGTAAAGAAACATCCCCACCCTGCCTTCCGCATGAGTCAAGAGCGTCTCCATCTTAGCCAACTGACTGTCGGTCATCTGCACGGTGATAGATGCAGAAGATCCAATCATGCTTTTGGCAAGGTTGGACGAGTCCATCTCATAGGTGAGTTCAACACCTGGAGACATAAGGTCTAATTCCTGTTCAGTATTGGTCAGGCTGTCCAAGGAGTAGATCTCCATGTACCAATCCCTACCGCCATGATCCGAGTATTGCCCGCTAAATACGATTGATGCCATTATCCAAATGTACGGTCGAAGGCGCGTGGCCCTCTTTGATTCATGATCACCAAGTTGTTGCCAGAAACAACACCTTGAACTTTTACAGTGGGCTGGTCTGAGCCCGTGCCTTGACTTACTGGTATCCCGCTTGACGACCTTATGTTGCCAAGAAGATTGTTTCCGACAAAACTACCTAGCTTACCGTCTCCAAGAGCTGCTTTTGCCACACCCGCCACGGCGCCGGTACCTCCTGATACAGCCTTGAGTATTGCAAAAAGTGTAATCAGCGTGATCAGCTTCGCAACAAGGGCATTGAAGGTGTCTAGGAAACTCTTCTTTAGTACGTCAAAGAAGTTTTCTCCAGACTGCGCTGCCTGGAGATATGCGTCGCCGAGGAACGATACTTGCTGCTGAAGGAAGCTTGTAAGGCCGGCTGCTTTTTCAAGTAGCTTTTGCTGCTCCAAAAGATCCGATAGTTGTTCCTTGAGAGCTGGCAACCCCTCCCTCTGAGCAGCAGTGGCAGCCTCTGAACTGAGAGCCCTGATCCTAGCGACAAGATTTGTTATCTGTCTACTGAGTAGACTTGAGCTGTCCGCAACCAGACCCAACTCCTTATCAAACCCGAGTAAGGCGTCATCAGCGTCAAGATCTTTAAGGACTTCGTCTAGAGCCTCAACGCCAAGCTGAGTCTTGAGTAGACCCTCAGCGTCCGCAAGCTTCTCAGCAGCGTCGAGAACATCTGTAAGTGTTGAAGCACCACCCGCTTGCTGATTCTCAAAAATTGCGTCAAATTCTTTCCTGAGCTTTTTGACATTGTCCTGTAGAGCAGCGGAAGCGGGCAGAAAACCTTGCTCTATGCGTCTTGAAGAAAGGAAGCTGTCAGCATCGGGTTTGATGTTGAGGGCATCTTCTAGATTTTTTGCTAGAGTTTTTGTATCGACTTCTTCCTGGAGCTTGAGAAGATCTTTCAACAGATTCTTGACCTCATCGGAAGTGGCTGTAAATCCAGAATTCAAAAGCTTCTCCAAGGCCGATGTGGTAGAGGCTAGCTGAGCCTTGTCCCTCTCTAGCTCGGTGGACAGCCCTAGGTCCACTAGGGATTGAGAAACCTCTTCAACCTTGGCAACTGCCTTGGTTATCTCGTCAAAGTTAATCTGCCTCTTTACCGAGTCTAGCAGCTTCTGATAGGAATCCGCAGCCTTGTCTAGGGTTTCGGCGAGATCAAGAGCCCCCTGTAGTCCCGCTTCAACAGAGTATCCAGCAAGAGCTTTGGTGACGGCTGAAAGCAACTTCTCCTGCTCCTTAAGCGTACCTGTATCAAGTATTTGGTCAGCTAAGTTTGTTGGGAATCCAGCTCCGTTCTTTAGGTCTTTGAGTACCTGGAGTTGATCTATGTCAAGAAGGACTTGCTTGATTGAATCTAGCCCAGCTTTACCATTGCCAAACTCAAGGAAAGCTTCCTTGATCTTCTCCTTGGTCTTATCGAAAGCATCGGTTAGGGCCTTGGCGTTATCTACAGTAAAGCCCAATACTCCAGCATACTCCGCAGCAAGTCTCAATTGCTCTTCTGCCTTCGCAAGAAGTATATCCTCTCTCTTCTCTAGGGCTTTCTTGATTCTAAATTCATCGGCAATCAATAGGTTCAGTTGAACCTGTGCAAATTGCCTTTTAGCATCTATTTGTTCCTGGAGTGCTGGGTTCGTGGCTATTATTGACGCAGACCTTTCGCCGCCAGCGAAACCTCCTCCAATAAATTGAACTGCTCGCTGTTGTTCTTTTAGAGAATTTAATACGCGGTTTGCATCTTCTACAGCACTCTCTACATTCTTACCTAGCTGCTGAAGTGCAGGGGTGCTAAGGACGCCAAACAAATCACCCTGTGATCCACCGTCACGGAAATCCTTCCTTACTTCGGCAAGAGCATCTAAGGTTTCGAGAACATTTTCCTGGGAATCCTTAAACCTCAAGGCTTCAATACGGCCCTTGACAAAGATCCCAACCAAAAGAGACAGCCCAGCTACTACGAGACCGGGCCCACTGGCAAGGGCTAGAATTGCCGCCAAAACGGATCCTATGGCAACGGCAGCCAATGGCACGACGACGCCAAGGATTGTCATTTCTGCAATAAAGTCCTTGGTGCCTGTTGAGGCTTGTGAGAAAGCGGTAGCCAACGATTCTATTCCGTCGGCTGCAATACGCACAAATGGCGCTAGACCGTCCCCCAGGGTAATACCTAGGTCTTCCATGCCAGCACGCACACGAGCTACACTGATGAAGAGCTCCTTGCTCAAAGAGGAGTTCATGGCATCGAGGGCGCCTTTTGCGTCTAGCAGCCTCTGCTCTAGGAGCTTGGCCTCGATGGGGAACTGAGCGAACACCGCACCGGCAAGACCGGCCCTGTTCTTAAGCAAGTCGAATACCGCTGCTGTATCGAGTAGCCCACTCTCCAACACGGTGACGTTGTCTTCCGTAAAACCAAACTGCTTACCCAGCCTGATCAAGGTGGTCTTCAGACGTGTGCCACCAATAGATCCCTTCTGACCTGCATTGGCCAAGGCACCGAGCAAGGCTACGGTACGCTCCAAGGTGTAGCCAGAAATCTTAGCTACCGAACCTACGTTCTTAAGGGCACCTGAAAGTGTGGTGACGTCAAGGGCACTGTTCTGAAAAGCCACGGCAAAGATGTCGCCGATCTCAGAGAAGGTACGCATGGTACCGTCCGTTTCCCGGAACTGTCTACGTGTCTCAGCAATCGTTGTACCGACCTTGTCAAGAGACCCCCCGAAGAGTTGCGAGATCTTTGACGCCGTATCCATCGCGTCGGTAACGGTGGACGCATCGAAGCCCATCTTTGTAAGCTCCAGACCAAGCTTGCCTACCTCGGTAGCCGTAAACTTCGTTGTACGACCCAGCCTCCTGGCTTCCTTGATGACGTCACCGATGTTCTCACCTCCAATGGCTCGGACCTGAGTCTCGATTTCATTGAAGTTGCTAGCGGTTTTAAGGGCCGCAGCACCTAGCAAACCAAAAGCCAGGGAAAGGGAGCGACCGAATGCCGCTCCAAATCCCTGGGCTCTTTGCTGAAACTTCGTTAGACGTTGTAAGGCTATCTCGCTGTTCTTGAGGAACGGTTTGATATCCAGCGTTAATATCGCTGCCAGTCTACTTGCACCTACAATACTTGCCATCAGAAGTTTCTCATTTTCTCCAGGAGCGCAAAGGCTTCTTCTTTGCTTTGTACTCCCTGATTTGACTTTCCTAAGAACGGATGGAAATCATCCGGTCTAAACGTTTTTCCCTTGGTGGAATTGATGTTGGCTAGCAGAGCCATCATCGACGATGTGTGATCCCAGCGTGAACTGTGAGCCTCAACCCATCCATCCCTAAACCAAGAGAACTCTCTTAAGGTCATCCCCCAAAACTCATCAGGCTTGAGGCCACAGATGAAGCCTTGCTTGTATAAGCTCTTCCAGGTAAGCTCAGTCTCTTCGTCCGAGCTAGCCCTGGGGATGGTTAGTTTCCCTCTTTATCGTCTTCGCTTCCGCCTAGAGCATCGGTGACAGCAGTCATCATAAGCTCAAGGGTTTCTTGATTCTCTAGTGCTAAGGCACAGAACTGCTCGAACTCGGGAAGGTTGGAATCCTTGCCTTTACGAGCTGCTTCGTTCTTAACTCCGTAGTACGCGAAAGCTGGAATAGCTGTGAGTGGGTCTTCGTTGAGCCACTTGTCTAGCGAATCCAGCTTGACGCCAAAAGCGATACACATCATACGCAGAGCGTTCAGGTTCAGTGAAGCCGAATAGCTCTTCTTGCCGAGCTTAAATGTGAATTGTCCTCTAAGGGTATTCATGGTGGTTGGTTTAGAAAAAAAGGGGCGACAAGCGAGTCCCGCCGCCCCATGCTGTTATGCCTTGAGCATCGCGCCTACACCGCGCATAGTCACGCTGTATGTTGCAATCTCGTCCACACCTCCTGTGATAGAGGCTGACTCGATCAGTACCTGACCGTAGTAGTTGTTCGTGGTGCCTACTCCTTTTTCGATTGTGAACTTTACCAGAGCATAGTATTTATTCCGAGCCATGTCCAGAATACCTGAACCTGCATCGTTGGCGTTCTGAATCAAACCTTCGGCCTGGATAGACCACTCTTGATCAGACTCCTGAAGAGTACCACCCGATCCATCACGAGCCACATCTTCAATGGTGTTGCTCAGGTCCAGGGTGCTACTTGTAGCGGCTCCAACAAGGACGAGATCGCTTAAGCCAGAGGTAAAGTTTGCCCCACCCCCGCTGATAGCTCCGTAGTCGACGAAGACATTGTTTTCGCCACTAGTAGCGTCGGCGTTTGCTACGATTACTTTTGCGAAGTCATCCGATGTGCCAGCTAGAGCTGCGGTTGTATTTGCAAAGGGAGCAAGAAGCCCAGCCTTTGATTGTGATGCCACGTTATCGTAGTAGATAGCGAGGCAATTTGCATTGATTACTGCCATGATTTCTTTTGATTAAGCGTTGACATACTTGTAAAGCTTACCGTAGCCACGGACAGAGACGCTGTATGTAGCGGTGTCCTCAAAGCCTCCTGTCAAGCTTACGTTTTCGATGATTCCCTGACCGATGTAGTTGACACCGGTTACTGCGTCTACTGCATCCTTGTTGGTTACATCAAGTACGAATCGCACGAGGACGTATTGCTTCTTGCGGGCAATATCCATGAGTGCAACGGGTCCTTCCTCACCAGCGGTTACCGAATCTTGAATAAGGCCGTCGGCTGTAAGGTTCCACGATTGAGCCCCTCCGATGACATACGTCTCAGAGTTGCAAATCGTAGTCCTAGCTACGACCTCGTCGATGGTGTTATTCATGTCCAGTGTCGTGCTGGTAGCAGCAGCGAGTAGGTTAAGGTTAGCGGAGCCGTTAGCCCAAGACCCACTGTTGTCATAACCGATAGCCGGAACGTTACCGGTGTCCTCAAGTAGGTCGTCGCCATTGACTAGAAGACCGTAGTCCCCATCGCCGGCAGCGGAAAGGAAAGCTGTCTTTGCATCAGCAAGAACAGAATTGTCTGTAACTCGGTACGCAGAAGTCTGCCCCGAGTCGGCGAAGGCATAAAGCCCAAGATAGTTTGCGTTTAGTAGCGCCATTTTGATTTTTTATCCTTTCTTACTGTCAATTGTGTTAAGGATATCGGCCATAGCCTTCCTTAACTTCAAGTTGTAGCTCGAAAGATGTTTACGAATAGCTGGCTGTACGTGGGGCGTAGGTCCATGGTTTATGGTGCCCAGCTCAGCAAAGTGATCGCGCCATCCCGCCATCTGGAATACATCGCCTTGATCGTACTTGTCGATTTTAGCGTTATCCAGCATGCCAGGGGACACGACTCGGGGCCCGCTGATTGCTCCGACACGGATGCCGAATACAAACTGCGGGGTCTTTTTCAACTTACGGATCCTAAAGGACTGACTGAGTACCCCCGTCTTGACGGGAGCTCCAGCCTCCATGGCGTCCCTCATATCCTTGGCTGCTGTAGCCATAGCTCGGTACACCAAGCCTTGTCGCTTCCCTATGTTGCGAATCTTGCGAAGGCGCGAAGGGAATGGATCGGAACGTTTGAATCCGACGAGGTGCAGGGTGGATCTGAATTTACCTGACCTCATGTTGTTGGATTTGTTTCTGTATGCCCAGTGATGGGCAGGTTGCCATTGTCGCGGCGACGAGCACGCAAGCGCATGCCCTCACGACGACCGATGGGTAGTATCGAGTATAGGTTGAAGTGACCACCGTTCCAGATGATCACGTCGTCAAATTGAATACCGCTAATCCATCGGCACATAAACTCCGCCTTCATCTCTCCAACCTCCTGGTTGTCGTCACTGAACTCGGATGCACCGGCAGAAGGCGTGCCAAGGTGAAGGATACGGCAATGCACTCCTGACTTCCAAGAGGCATAGCTGTCGATCACGTCGCCAAAAGAATTTACTGTCCTTGTAGGCCGATAGATATCGATTTTCTCTGATAGTCTTCCTGCCTTCATCAGAACTGTCTTACGCTTTGCATGAGACGGTGTACGCCCTCCTTAACCTCCATAACGATTCCTCCGATGTTTTCCGCTTCCCTCTGGTTGTAGTAGTGGCCTACGAGAAGCAAGGCGGCTTGCTTATATTGACGGGGTAGGCTAGCCAAATCCTTACCTGCCGTCATCTCCAACTTCACATACCCCTTTACGAACTCAGAGTCAGTGGCGCTGACCTTGTCCTGGAGGTTTTCGAAGTAGATGTAGGGAGGGTAGATGTCGTCAACGATTAGGTACTTGAGATCGGAGATGTAGTCACCATCAGAGTCGCTTGTGATGTCGCCGCTAAAGGTTCCGTCCTCTTTGCGGTACTTGACGGTGATGCCGGATGATGAGATGTCATTGACACCAGTCAGCTCGATGCGGTACTTCAACTCGTCATAGTCGACCAAGGCAACCACGGTGTGGCTACCCAGCAATCGGTCTGTAAGAGACTGCATGTAATCAAGGGCCGCGTCAAGGTAGACCTTGAGCAGGTCGTCATCACTGTTGTCGATAGCTCGCACATGGTTGCGCATCAACGCCAAGGCTGTTTCCTCGGTTGCGTTAAAGAGTGTAGTGCTAGCTACTGAAGTACGTGTGACTTTGATATTCATGCAAATGGGATAAAAGGGGCCAGGCCAATTCCTAGCCCCTTTCGTTATGGTTTAGTTATCAGGAGTCAGCGTCCAAATCAACACCGACCACACCATCAGCACGCAAGATCTTGCAATCAACGTACATGTTGGCAATGATACGGACCACGTCCATGTGGGCCTCAGTGTAAGGATCAACCATGATGTTCAATCCACCCCACTCGGCACATACCACGTCTTCGGGCTTCACCATGTAGGCGTTACCGTCGCTAAACAAGGTAGAGACGATAGAGCTGTAGCCTCCCACCGTGTTGGCGTCGTTGGCTGCGAACAACCCGGATCCTGCGTCGAGTGATGCCCGGCGCAATGCACGGTACAAGGTAGGGTCCGTCAAGATGTAGGCCCCAGCAGGGTCGACATCAGCCTCACGCAAGAGTGACTCAAGGTAAGTAGGGACGTCGGCAGCCGTAAGGATTCCGCCAGTACCAGATCCACCCAGGTTAGTAGCTCCGAGTGCTTCGGTGATACCTTCGATGACACCCTTGATCTTGACGTTGTACTGCTGCTCCAATCCGCGACGCATATCGTCAGCCAAGAACGCTTGCAAATCGAAGCTGTTCTGAGTGAGCAACATCTGCGATGCCTTCGTGTGTGAAGAGATACGTGTTGGAGACAGATCCACTGTGCTGAAAGCCATGTTAGCGGATGACTGAGCGTCGTTCTCATTGGTCTTTTCGTTGACCGTGATGCTGTCAGTCTGTACAGGCAACTTGATGTCACCAGTTACACCGGTGATCTTCCGCATACCCATCTTGTCGGCAAAGGTCACGGGACGGTAACGTCCGATAGGGCCTTGCAACTCATCAGCGATGGCGCCGCCAGCAATAAGGTCTGTGCTGTTGGTTACGGTACCCATAGGTCCCGCATCAGTCCGCAAGAACATCGAAGGGATGTTGATGCCGCTTCCTGGGGATACACCGCCAGACCGGAACTCGTTGGTTCCTTCCTGACTTACTTCGGCTTCGAGTCCTGTGAGACCACCGTTTGCCGCTTCACGGATAGCCTTGCCCAAATCAAAACGGGCGCGGACGTTTTGGACTTTGTCGCCCAATCCTTGCACCACTGCGGGTGCGTTTTTCTCTTCGTTCATAGAGATATTAGATTCTGCGCCCCGTTTACTATTTACTTCACTATCCTCGGCGACGGGGGCGTCCGCCGTTTCTAGTGTTACTTCTTCGGTACGATCCATCTTTGAATCGTCCTCGTCCTCTTCTTCCTCTTCTTTGTCTTTTTCGCTACGAGCCACCTCTTCTTCCTCCTCTTCGTCCTCGTCGTCCTCTTCCTCTTCTTTGTCTTCTGTTTGGTAGGCACGCACAGCTTCTTCCTCAGCAGCGAGGACGCCTTCGTTTTCTAGGGCGAGTTCCATAGAACGCAAGCCCACCTCTGTGGTGGGGTATGCCCCTTGGGTTGTAGGGGAAACGTCGAAGAGCAACCCCACCTCCTTAATGGTGCGGAGGTTGATGTCGTCGCGCATCTCCCACTCGTCATCCTTGACGGTGAATCCGAAGCTGCTGGTTGATACGTTGCCCATGCGGATGTTTTCCACCAAGTCCTGGGCATAGCTTTGTGTTCCAATCTCGAAGCGATACTTCAACCCACGCTCATCAACGGTGAGCTCCAATCCGTGACCGGCACGGGCTAGAGGTTTGTTGATGTCGTGATTGAAGAGCGCAACAGTGTTGTTCATGTCAGCACCCTTAAAGGCGCCGCGATCAATACGTTCAGCAAAGGACCCACCGATAACTGTCTCATCGTTGAAGACAGCGGCATAGCCCTCCACTACAGTGGGCTTACCTTCCTCGGCACGGACCTCAAAGCCTTGCGTAAGAAATCGTTTTTCTACGTTGTTAGCCATTGATTAGTCTTTTGAACTGAGCGGGTGACCACTAGGGAACAAGTCCTCATCGTGCTTACCGCTTCTGAATTTTCCGTTCTTGAGGGCATAAAGAAATGAGTTCACACGAGCGTATGCCCACTGCTCGGGTGATTTGACGCTAGGTCTTACAGACCCAGGGTTCGTTTTGTAGGCACCTACACCGCGACGGAATACAGCGGATAGCATGCCATAAGTAGCTTTTTTCTTGGAGTCGGTGATCTTCTCATTGTGCTCCTCAACCTTCTTCTCCAAGCCTTTCTTTACATCGCCACTGATGGCTGCGGCACGGCCTTCGGCCTTGTTGATGACGCCACTGCACCAGCTACGCATCGATGTCCCACCCCAGGCTGCATACATGACGCTACCGCAAATCTCCTTGCCGTCTTTGTCCGTGAACTTGGTTTGGTTGTAGGTCTCTGCACGAGATAGAAACGAGAAGGTGCGCTTGATGGTTTTCAGAGATAGCTTCTCACCAGAGGAAATTTGGTTGGCCCGCTCCCAACCCACAGGGGTACCGCACTTGCTGCCGTTTTTATCACGGTGGCGTAGGGCACGCCGAGCGGCTGACTTCGCTGAGTCTGGGTAACCACCGTATGTTTCAGCCATTGTCTTCTGGTGTAGAGTTGGTCACGGAATCCGCATAGTCGCTCATGCGGCTCAACGGGATGGAGTTCATGAGGATGTGGTGCTCATCGCCGCCATTAACTGGACCAAGTCCTTCACGGCCTCTGACCTCATTGATTGACATGACCCCGTCTTGCAACATCGAGTGGTAGAACTTGGATCTGTTTTCGCTATCTGCCCGCAGCAACGTGTCGACGTCGAAGGTGCATTGCAAATTTTTGTCCCCGCGCAACAACTTCCTTTCGACTTCAAGTTCGATTCTTCGCACCCAGGGCAACACGCACCCTTGGTGAAATTGCAGGATTTGCTGCTCATAGTTGCTGTAGGCGGTATTGCTCTCCATGCCGATCATGGCCGGAGGGACTTGGTAAATACGTGCAATCTCCTCTGTGCTGTACTTCTTCATCTGAAGAAACTGGAGTTGCTCTAGTGGTACGCTTAGTGGTTGGTACTGAAATCCGCCGCCCAGGATCGCTACCTTGTGTGCGTTGCGACTGCCCGAGTATTCACGCTCCCATGTTGACTGCGCTTGCTTCATCTGCTCAGCAGTCATCTGCTCCTTCGTGGAGAGGATGCCGCCTAGCATACCTCCGTTCTTAAAGAAAGTAGACCCGAAGTCCTGGACAGCCTTAGCTGTTCCTAGGTTCTGGATGTGAACATGGGTGGGGTTGAGACCCCTGAAAGCTTGAATCTCAAGGATGTCACGCTGAGGGATCTTTGTCGGAGCCCCATCGTAACTATAAAACTTTTCTCCCGTAAGAGGGTTGGTGACCGCCGTGACGCGGCTCGCGGGGATGTGATACATCTGGACCTTTGAAGAGTCCCTGTCAATGTATGCGTGACCTGTACCGTAGAGCAAGGCGTCTGACACCATGCGCTGCCAGAATTCGTAGGCCCCGATAAAATCGTTTGGCTCCCTGCTGATCAATTGGTTCACAGGGTTGTTGGCCATCTTCCGCCTAGAACCGTCCCTGCCTACCCTGATGACGCTGGCCTCCATCATGGCAATGGTGTCCGCGATCCGGCTGACGCATGCATATACCGCACTAAGCTGTAGAGACTCTGCACCGGAACTGACACCCACCAAGGTGTTGTTCAAGATGGAGGTAGGCCCCATAAAAGAGAGGGGAGAGTGCTCCTGGGTGTATCTGTTCTCACGGATACCACTAAAGATGCGTTGAAAGATGTTGGGAGTCCCTGCGTTTTCAGCCATGTAGAGGGGGGAGAATTGCCGTGAATCTACATCTATCTATGTGAGATATAACTAATTACACACCATCGCCACCAACGACCGCCATAAAGAACTCAAAATCACCCGTATCTTCCTCTACGAACGTGAGAGCCTCACCTATAGACATGATGGCTGAAACCACTCCGTCAATCTTATCACCACTCTTGGCTTTGTCTGGTTTGATGTTGCCCCCTGGATCGTATCGCAGGTTGACGTTGCCCATCATCCACCTCAACACTTCGTCACCCCCATGCACAAGCTTACCGTTCAAGGCTGCCTTCTCAAACTCCTTTGAAGGGAAGCTCATGCTAGCAAAGCCCTGGCCATAAGGATCGCATGGGACGCCGTCACCCTCCAGGTCCCGTATAAGGTTAAGTGAATTCCATCTGTCGTAAGCAACACCCTTGATGAGGTACTTCTCCATTAGGTTGTCCTTGTCGTACTCAACCTTGCCGTCTACTATGTAGTGGCCACTGATGATCCTCCGTATAACGTTGTAGTCGGTGACGTTGCCTTTTGTGATATGGACGTTCGGAAGGTCTTTGAACTGGAGATACATGGTGTTCTCGTCCTTGTCAAGCCGCCTCTCCACTGCTCGCTCCGGTAGGAAGTAGTGCATGTCTATTCCCCACCCCTTGTCCTCATCTCCAGTGCATATAGCTATTGCTGATATGTCATCAGTGGCGGCCAAATCGAGACCTAGATAGGCGACGGGTTTGTTCGTTTTCTCGTCTATGACGTGAGTAACGCGCACCTCGCGGCAATTGCTTTCTGCCATCCAGTCGTCGTCTGGTATCCAAACAGCCTCCGTTCCAACGAAGACGTTCAGGTGCTTTACCATGAATTCGGTTACCGATCGGCTTCCGTAAAGCTTTGCGTTTTTGCATTGTGTGTCCATGTACTCCTTGGAGATGGATACGTCTAGGTTTGGGTTGGACTTCTTCCAAGCCTCCACATCATCCCATGCGTCACCCTCATCAATCTCGTAAGGAAGTATAAGTAGTCTGTCGTTCGTCTTCAGGTTGTCCAGGACATCCTTCCCCGCTCTCATAAATAAGGCACATGGACCGTCAGGAACAAATCCAGCCGTGGTGATGGCTAGCATGAGTGGAGACTTCCTTGAGCCCATAGATGAAGCGAGGACCCTGTAGAGGTCAGCGTTCTTCATCGCGTGAAATTCGTCCACCACCGCTAAATTCAGATTGAGACCGTCAAGGGTGTTTGCGTCAGAACTGAGTGGCTTGATCACGCCGTTCTTAGGTGTCTTCACCTCCGCACGTTGTACACTGAATCGCTTGCTTAGGGGTACGCTTGCTTTCACACCACGGCATACTTCGTCGAACACCTCCCTGGCCTGATCTCTCTTAGTAGCTGCTGTGACCAACTGAGGGGCACCGTCATTGTCTAGGACAGCCATTGCTAAAGCGATCGCTGCTGCTAATTGGGATTTGCCGTTCTTCCTCGCTACGAATAGGTGTGCTGTAGTAAACCTTCTCCTCTTACTGTCATCTACAGCAACCCATCCGAATATCTGCCCGACAAAGAAAACCTGCCATGGAGCCAACAAGAACTTATTACCCGCTAGGTCTCCCCTGGTGTGCTTGCATATTCTCTCTATGAAGTTGATGTATCTGGCAGCTTGCCAAGCATCGAACTTCCACTCCCAATCCTCCCTTTGGGCGTCATTAACAAAACGTTCGCACGCTAGCTTTATGTATTTGCCGGACACGATTTCTCCGCTCATTACTTCGTGAGCGTAATCGAACATCCTAATCACAGAGCTAACGTCAACCGCCATTACATCAAGTCGTCCAGCTCGTCTCCCTCTTGTGATTTGCCATTGGCCGCCATAGCACTAGTTGCCGCGCCAAGGATCCTGGACCTATCCATAGGGCTTAGACCTAGCTTTGCACTGAGCTTGAGAACTTGGTCCTGGGCTTTTGATAGAGCTGTAAAGGCTCCGCTGACATTGGAGCTGCCGTTGGGGTAGACTTGTATCACGTCACTGAAACCGTGGACATGTCGAGCAACCGCGATGTACAGAGCAAGGCTCTTGGCCAGCATAGTTATTGTAATCACGTCAACGGATTCGATCAGACCGCGATCGTCAAGGTAGTCTACGACGATACTAAACAGTCTTTGACCATCATCGTCCAATTGAAAGATGGGTTCCATCTCACCCTTACCCATACTGTGTAAAGCAGACTTCACCTGCTTAGCTTCCTTAGACTGCTTGGCTTTCGCAGCCTCCTCCTTCATCTTGGCTAGTACGTTGCTCTTGCTCATTTAATTCCCTTCTTCCATGTGCAACTCACGTATGCCATGTGGTTGTTGTCCACATCCACAAAGTATCGCTCATCCAAAATTCTTATGTCAAATGTATTGCTTGATGCGGCGAGAAGAGCGAGCTTGATATTGTCGTGAATCTCTGTGGCTTGATCAGCAGACCTACAGTATGTCGTGATGTCTACACGGTAAGTGATGGCTTCAGCAAAATTGGTTTTGGTTTCGTCGTAGTCAACATTGCCAATTGAGAATGTCATACCAGGCATCTCGTCACGCTGAGGTCGACGCGCGAAGGTGATCTTGTCTGCGGGGATGAGATTGGTAAGGTCGCTGTATGAGGTTAGTGCTGTACGCACTTCGCTCAGTAGTGTTCGCATGCTCATGTGCGAGTGATTTTTCTAAAGTGCTTTCGTCGTAGGAAGTCTTCCCACTCCTTTTGTGTTTCGTAGTAAACGCCCTTGGCGCTGTAGCTAGCCCGACGGCTATTGCATGATCGGCAACTACCCACGATGTTGTCCTGATCGTAGAAGTCAGCTAAGCTCGTGGTCATGCTGCTGGGTATGATGTGGTCGGCATCAGTGGCTGGTGTGGCTATGCCGCAGCATAGACACCATACGCATAGTGGATCCCTGAACAGAACCGCATCCCTAGTGGCTAGCCATTCGGCTGTGCGATACCTGGGATTGGATTGTGAGTCACTACCCTTGAAGGGTTTGTTCAAAGTACCGTCCTCGGCATTGCGCGAAGTGCGACCCTTGCCCGAAGCCATCCACGGCTTCTTACGGCCTCGTCTCTTGAGATCCATATCACAATGCTACGACGGGTCTGGTGAGCGGAGAGATGGAGAGCAACATCGGGCAAAATTGTTTCCGCGTGATCGTGACTGAAAAGTCTGCATCTCAGACGCGGCAAGGAACACAGCCCATTCCCCCTAGCTAACCTACTGGGTAGATATTTTTTTTTGAATTCTATCTCTCCAAGTCTCCCACTAGTACTAGACCCCCCGTGAACACTGGGGTTGAGATTGGTGACGAAGCGGTGACATCGGTGAGGAAGGCCGATCCAGGCAGCATTAACCCCCCCTGCCAAAATCTCGGTAGAATGTGCGAAAGAC